CTCATCAATTCTGGGGTACAGGCGTACCTCGAATGATGCGTGATTCGCAAGGCACTATGAATGCCGCAACAAGAATTTGGTTAGACAATCTAGCCATGTCTTCTGCACCGATGGTTGAGGTAAACACTGACTTGCTTGCGGCTGGAGAAGATCCTACAGATATACACCCTTGGAGAGTGTTCCTTAGAGAGGGTGGAGATGGTTCTATGCCGATGGTTCGGTGGTATCAGCCGGTAGCCAACGCTAATGGACTTAATCAGATTGTTGACATATTCCGCAAGTTTGCGGATGAAACAACAAGCTTGCCTTCGTACACACACGGTGAGCAAACAGGCGGTCTTAATAAAACCGCTACAGGAATGTCAATGTTAATGGGTGCGGCTAATGTTGCACTTAAATCTACAATTAAAAACATTGATGATTTCCTGATGGAGCCAATGATTACTGCATTATTCCACTGGAATATGGAGTTTGGCACGAATCAAAAATCAAAAGGCGATCTGAGGATTGTCGCAAGAGGAAGTACAGCTCTTGTCCAAAAAGAAGTACAAAGCCAGCGTCTATTGCAGTTCCTTTCGCTGGTATCAAACCCCATGGATGCCGGATTGGTGGATCGTAATCAATTACTTCGTGATATTGCACAGAGTATGGATATCGATCCAGATGAAATTGTTAAGTCAGAGGAGCAGTTAGCTCTTGAACAACAACAACAACTCGCGCTCCAAGCTGAAGCTGAACAAAGAGCAATCGCAAGCGGTAATGCGCCTCAAGGAGGGAGCGGAATGGCTCCTCCTCAAGGATCTATTTAAAAACCGTCTTGTTGATGCACAGCGTCACCTAGAAGAAGCAGACGAGAAGAATTTTAGGATTGAGCAAGGCAGACTCAAAGAGTTGCGCTTTTTGCTTAGTCTTGAAACGAGCGCGAGAGCGCATTTAGATAACTCGCGGAACCCTAAACGGACAACCGCAATTGAATAACGGACATCGAGAAATCGCCCCGTAAGGAAAAAATTATGTCGAGAAATGACCCTGATCGCCTAGAAGCAGAAGCGAAAGAGTTGATGGAGCAAATGCTTCAGCCTAAAGAAGGAAACCCTGAGACCGTTCAATCTCAAGAGGATACTCCAGAAGAGCCTGAAGAGTTGCAACAAGAAGCCCCCGAACCTACGGACACGGCTGAGACTGACGCTGAAGAGGTTGAAGTATCTGAAGAAGTTAGCGGTGAATCTGAAGATATGACATTGGCTTTGCAAAAAGCTGAAAAAGCAATGAAAGGCGCACAGAGCAGAATGACAAAAGCTACGCAAGAGACGGCTGACTTGAAGCGGCAAAACGCCGACCTAGTCAAAAGCCTAGCGGAGCTAAAAGGTCAACTTGTTGAGCAACAGAGAGATGACAGTAAGTTAGCGCAGTTAAGGGAAGACTACCCTGATCTAGCTAACCCACTATTAGATGAGCTGAAGCGAACACAAGATGAGGTCTTAAGTCACAAAGAAGAACTTGCTTTAGAGAAGAAACGCAAAGAAGAAGAGCTGAATCAAAAAGCTGTAGATGCCCATTTTGATCGGATCAGAACAGAACATCCAGATGTTGATGAGTTAATTGAAACATCAGATTGGCTGAACTGGTTAGAAGATCAAGACAGTGCAACTAAAGATTGGATTCAACATGGTTCTTCAAACGATGTGAACTCTGTTCTCTATAAGTTTAAGGGCGACATGGGATTTAAGCCACCATCACCGCAAGAGAGGGCGTTAGAGAAAGCAAGATCGGTTGCAGAACCGAAATTGCCTAAGTCTCGAAAGCCCAAAACGAAAGTCGAAACCAGAAGCTGGTCAGTCGAAGATATTAAAAGGATGCCTAATCATGAATTTGAGAAGCATCAGGATGAAATATTAAAGGCAATGAACAGTGGACAGATTCGGCAATAACTTTTGCATATAGGTAAATAAAATGTCTTTTTCACAATTTAGTACAGGCACTACATCTGAGGTGAATTTCATCCCAGAGGTGTTTTCCAAGCTTTTACAAGCTAAGTTTTACAAGCAGTCTGTTCTTCCTGCAATTTCTAACACTGATTATGAGGGTGAAATCTCTGGTCAAGGTGAGAAGGTTGTAATTCGTACAGTTCCTGCTGTAACTATCAATGACTATGCTGGCACGATCACAACTCAAGAGTTGACTACTGCCAAAGTAGAAATGCTAATCGACAAGGCTAAGTACTACAGCTTCAAGGTTGATGACGTATTAGCGGCTCAAGCAGATATTAATTTGCTAGAGAAGGCTTCTGCGGATGCTTCTGAAGGAATGCGTATTGCAGTTGAGACTGATGTATTGGCTAACGCTATCACTGGCGCTACCACTACTGGATCTCAAACTACCATTACAGCATCTAACATCTTGACTGAAATACTTGAGCTTTCTACTGCTCTTGACACGCTCAACATTCCAGAAGAAGGACGTTACATCGTTCTTTCTCCTGAGTTTGTAAGCATGCTTAAGCAGTCTGAGCTACGTCAAGCTTACTTAACCGGAGATGCGACTTCACCGTTGCGTAATGGGAAAGTTGGAATGGTAGATCGTTTCACTGTTTATCAGTCAAACATGCTGTTTACTGCCGCTTCAGGCGCTGACTCAGGTTACACACATGTCCTAGCGGGTCATCCTAAGGCTCTTTCTTTCGCTTCACAGTTCACAAATGCTGAAACTGTACGAATGGAAAGCACCTTTGGTGATCAAGTTCGTGGTTTGAAAGTTTACGGCTCTAAGGTTGTAACTCCAGATGCACTTTGCGTAGGTAAGTGGACTTAATAGTCTGACTTAGATGGGGGAGGGAAACCTCCCCTATTTTAAATGGAAAAAATTATGACGAAATCTAAAACTAAAAAAGATGAGATATTTGACAAGGCAAATGAAGAGTTTGGAAGAAAGTTAGACAGAAGACTCACCCTAGCCCAGTTAGAAGAACAGTTAAAGCAATTGGAGAGGGATCAAAAAAATCCGCCAAAAGAAGCTGAAATTCTTATTCCTAAAAAAGTTCAGAACGT